TCATAGTGCTTTAAGTATATTAGCGAACTTTTCAGCAGTTTCTTTCTTTTTCTCTTTAGCAAGATGACTGTACAAATTCATTGTGATCGAATAGTCTGCATGTCCTAATCTCATTTGAATTTCTTTAGGATTTACATCATTGTTCATTAGTAGGCTTGCGTGAGTGTGACGGAAACCATGAAAACCTATGTTAGGAACTTTTGCTTTTTTAAAGTGTCGAACTAAGTGCTGTCTTTCGAGTTCGTAAGTTCTCATTTTTTGATGATATGAGAAAACTAGAGAATCATGCAAAGATATAGCACCATAATTTTGGTGTTTTCTCCACTCTTTCAACATTGAAATTGTCTCGCTATCTACAGAAACTAAACGATTGCTTTCTTTTGTTTTTGCGCTGTCTTGTATCTCATTGCTGTATTGTATGAGTGTCTTAGAAACACTAACGGTATTATTGACAAAATCAATATCAGACCATGATAAGGCTAAAGCCTCACAGATACGCAAACCAGTAGCAAGTAAAAGCTTGTATAGAGTAGCGCTCTTTTTATTTGTTGTGGTTGATTGTAACGAGTCAAGGTAAGCCAAGAAACGTTTAAGTTCATCATTATTAAAATACTTTATTTTTTTGACTGTTCTTGTCTTGAGTTTTGGAGAAAATACTTTTATAGCTGGATTGTCTGAAATAACACCTAATTGCATACCATAATCAAGAATGCGTTTGATGATATTGAGCAACAATTTATAATCTTTACTTTTTCCCTTTTCACGATTACCGTTAACTATTTCAGCAGTATTGGCATTTCTAGCCCAGTCATTAACAATATTTTGCAATAGTACAGTTGTAATTTTCTCAACTTTATAGTTTCCGAGTGCTGGCAAAATATAATTTTTTAAAAAATTACTATTGATTCTGATAGTGTTTGCTTTTACTGTCAATTTATAAGAATCAAACCAACTAGTGGCTAAGGCATTAAAATTGTCAAATGAAACTTTTTCTCTTGCAACAGTAGAGCCATTTTTGATAAACTTATTCATAGCTTGGTGAGCTTTATTCTCGCACGTTTTACGGTTCTTGGCTGTAACCGTGGTGCGTACTTGCTTACCTGTTAGGCTATCTACACCAAGATAGACATTTACTTTATAGACGGTTGTACCGTCTTTTTTTTGAACTTCTTTAATATTCATTTTTTCTCCTGTTCTATTGTCGGGCAAGACATGATTAAGGAGAAAGCGATAGTATTAAAGTTTTATTTATTCAAATTCCATATCATCGATACCGTCAGTAAAGTTTTCTAAAAACTCATACTCATTCATGAAGTTTATCCAGTAATCTACTTGCTCTTCGTGACTGTGAAAGCGAGGCTTGTTTTCTGCATTTTTAATTCCTTCTGCCACGTTTGTGAAAGCGCCGCTTATGTTCATATCCCACATCTTGTTAGCTTCTTTCTCAATTCGAGAATCAGGCCATTTTGCGGATGATTGTCTACTAGCGTTTTTGTCTAATAGGTATATTGTAGCTTTTTCTAAGAATTTACCTTGAGCACGAGTATTTTCTTCAACATATTTTCTAAATTCTGTGTAATCCATTTTTCATCCCTTACTATAAACAGTGGCTATCTAGTTGAGGTTGACCGATTATTTCATCAAACACCTCAACAACCAATCCATAATGACGTTTTTCTAACTCAAAATATTCAATAAATTTATCATAATCAATAACATCCGGTTCCCAATCGAACTGAGCAAGCCATTCATCGGCTCTATGTTCAATCATATAGCGGTCGGCTTCTCTTTCCTGCCTTCTGTCCCAACCAGAAGAACGACAATCAAGATGTCTATGTCCAAAGGAAACGTGCCCTATTTCGTGAAGTAATATATTCTGAGTTACCTTTTCACTATTGAATATATCAATAAAAATATAAGCTGTTCCTCTAATATTAAATTTCATTCCATCTTTAAGATGAGGGTAATCTGAAGGATTATAGTATTTTATTTTTAGTGCGAGTTCTGAAAGCAACTCCTTTATAACTGACATATATTTTACCCCCTGCCATGGTCTTCTTCCCATGTTTCACGGAGCAAATGTTTATAAAGTTCTTTTTCTCTATCTGTCAGAGGCACACCATCAAAAGCTACAGCTTCGTCAACAGCCTCTTGAAGCTCTTCGTCAGTAAGCGGAGAATTTATATCAAAAAGAGGAGTAACTTTTGGTTTTGGTTTAACAGCTCTTTTAGCCTTTTCTTGCTCTTCCAATTGAGAAGAAGCAGTATCAAGAACTATTTTTTGACGTGGTTCTTCAAGTTGTTTCATTGCATCAATAGTTTTTTCAATAATAGGAAACTCATTTTCGCTTACCCATTCATCGCTAAATCTTGGATCTATATCAGATTTTAAAATCCCAAAGAAACTAGCAATTTTTTCAACATTACCAGGATTAACCAAAGTTTTTCCGCTAGTATAATCACTAATAGTACTTTGGGCTATTCCAGTTCCTCGTTGCAAATCTGCAGGTTTCTTGTTGAATTTATTTAAATATTTTTTTATATTACCTGCAATAATAGGCTTTAATGCTTCTTCTCTTGGCGTTAATTTTGATCTTCCCATTTCCATCTCCCTTTAATATTTAAATATATTATACCGAAAAAAATCGGTAGTGTAAATAACAAAAGCTAAAAAATATCGAATAAAATCGTTTTTATAGTTGACACCGAATAAAATCGGTGTTATAATTAATTCATAAAGTCAAACAAGCGAACAAACATGGAGCATTCAGTACGGCGGACGGAACAGGCTCAAATGACGGTACACGACGTATCCACCGCGACGTAAGTAGCAAGTTTGGCAAATAAAAAGCCCTTGCAGGCAAATGGAGGTTCTAATGGAAAAAGTAGTCACGCATTACAGAGAAACTATTCAGCAGCATAGTGTTGAGTGGTACAAAAAACAACTGTTAAAAGATTTTTCTGTTCAATTTATCAAAGACTCTTTATTACCTCAGTTATTTGAATGGTCAAATGCTTATAAAGCAGCAGTTGAACTGACAAAACCAAAAGCCCCAGAGGGGCAGAAAGATAGTTAATGACTAGAGTATTTTTACTTAATATAGTATGTGGATGGTTATTGCTTAATCTCCTTGATTACAAAGCGAAACCTCAAAAAACTTTGCAAGACAAAGCGAACTTCATAGCTTTGTGGATTATACTATATATCTTAATTGATATTTGCATCGTTTTTATTAGCTATGTATCTTATCCTATTATTGATTTTTTCAAATTCTTCTTTTGAATTAGTCTGCATATATTGAGATTTTAATAATAGATATTCTTTATCTGATATAAATGGATGTACTATTTCTAGGTTTACACTTATTTTTCTATTTTCTGATATCCCTTTCAGGGAATAAAAAGTATTAGAAAAATTAAATATACTTAGTAATAATATTACTAGTAATCCTAGAAATGAAACAAATTTCTTTTTTATTATCAAAGATACCATAGCAAAAAGACAAGCTATCCCCATAACAAAAGAGAAAATTAAAAATATCGTCATTAAATTTGGAGATATAAATGAGTAATTATAAAAATCTTTATAAATGTCTTGATAAATAAAATGCTTAGGATTTGAAATAATAGTTAAAATATTATTAAAACTAAATCCCACTATTGCTATTGCAATCCACCCTAAAACTTTACCTATTTTATTATTCAATTTGTCTGCTAAGTCTTTCAAGTTGATCTGTAATTTTTTGTTCATAAGAACCTCCAATATAATTTTAGTTTAGTCACTTACATTATATCACGGAGTTATGATATCGCTCACAATGAGCAGGGAAGACTGGCGAACAGGTTCGATTCCTGAACTTCCCTTACTGCGAAAGCAGAAGTTTAAAAATAGAAAGGAAACGAAAATGGAAAAAATTTTAAGAGGTTTCAATGGTGCTTCGATTAATCATTTGTTATCTGAAGAAGAAAAAGAAGCTTTCGAAAAAATAATTGAAGTACTATCAAAAACCGAGCTTTCAGTAATCCAAATAAATAAAGTCCTGTATTCAGTAGATACAGAACTTTATAAAGTTGCCATGAACAAAAGTTTGAGGCACTTAAAATCTAATCAGTAAAACGGTCAGTAATCCTTTGAGATTCTTTTAAATCTTCTTCTTCCTGAATTAAATAGCCCTCATACTGCTCTTTAGTTGCTCCAACAACATAGGCAGTATTGTAGTAGGCTTGATTATTTTCAAGAATATCAATTAATTTTGTTCCAACGCTAATAAGTTTCCATCCTTTAGATAGAAAATCGTTAGCTCTATAATTTGCTCCGTCATCGTCAAATTCCAACGTGAACACAATATCAGAATAATCCATTACACTATTCCTCCTTTCCATAATATTAAGTAAATATCTGAGAAATATTTACTCAATCATTATAGCACTTGGAGGATTCAAATACACACACAGAAAGGAGCCAGTATGGCAGAGAAAACACCACCAAAAATTAAATTAAAAGCTGCAAGAACAAATGCTGACTTTTCAGCTAAAGAAGTTGCTGAAATTGTTGGAAAAAACTATCAAACTATTTTGAGTTATGAAAAAGATAGCACTGAAATTCCCATGAGTCTAGCAAGAAAATTGGCAGAAATTTACGACTATCCTATTGATTTTATTTTTTTAGGAAAAACAACCGAATATAATCGGTTTAAAGCTAGTTAGAAAGGAAAAAATATGAACGAATTACAAAATTTCACAAATGGAATTTTCAATCTTGACGTTAAAGTCGAGGGAGAAGAAGTTCTATTTAGTGCAGAACAAGTCGCAAAATCGTTAGGTTTAACTCAAAAGCAAAATAAGAGTGGAAAGATTTACGAGAGCATTCGCTGGGAAACTATTAATAAATATCTTCCCCAACTTTCTGGGGAAATTGAAAAAGGTTCATTCATCAGTGAACCTATGGTATACAAACTTGCATTCAAAGCAAACAATGCTGTATCTGAAAAATTCACAGATTGGTTGGCTGTTGAAGTCCTCCCAACAATCCGCAAGCACGGAGCGTATATGACGGATGCGAAAGTACAAGATGTTATTTCTGGTAACGGTTTGGCTGATTTACTACTTCAAGCAGGTAATCAGATTAAGCAACTTGAACTAGAAAAAAGCCAAATGAAACCAAAAGCGTTATTCGCTGATAGTGTTTCAGCTTCCAAAAACACGATTCTCATTCGAGATTTAGCTAAAATCCTGAAACAAAATGGAATTGATATCGGAGAGAAACGATTATTTACTTGGCTTAGAGATAACGGATACCTCGTTAAAAAAATTGGTAGCGATTATAACTCACCAACTCAACGTTCGATGAATTTAGGTATTTTAGAGTTTACCGAAAACACTCACGTTCATAATAGTGGGAAGATCACCGTAACCAAAACGCCCAAAGTAACAGGCAAAGGTCAAATCTATTTTGTAAACAAATTTTTACAAGATTTAGCTAGTTAGAAAGGAGAAGCTATGGGAGAACGATATGATCCAATGGCTGCGTATCTAGCCAATGGCGTCCTAGAAGAATTTCGTAAGATGACGAATGAATGGCTGAAATTCCAAAAGGAGCTTTTCAAATATGAAAGCAAGACCGGAGAAATCAGGCAGTCTGATTTGTTAAAAGAATTCCATATGTCATCAGATACGCTGAAAAAGTGGAGAGAAAACGGATTACCTTCGATAAATCGAGGTGGTTCAGTCTTCTATCTATTGGAAGATTTACATGATTTTTATTACTAAAATGTCGGGCAAGACATGATTAAGGAGAAAACGACTACCTCCACATACCAAGTTAATTTATTAAATGCGGTGCTCCGCTAGAAAAGAGAAATTTATGAAATCAAACACATTATTTGAACAAAAACTTACTGAAATTTTGGCACGTACATTGAGCGGAGAAGTAACTCCCGTTGAATATGCATTGAGCAACGAGCCAAGCGAAACTAAAGGAAAAGTTAATCAACTTGTGACTTTTAAGTATGAAGTTGATGAGCCTTCAGAAAAAGATGGACCTCAGTTAAAAAAATAAAACCCATCACATAAGTAATGGGCCAAAATTTAGAATCTTGGAAGGCTGAGCAAATTATCTTTTGTAGTGTAATTAGCCTTAGTACGAATGTACTTATTTCCAAGTGATGAGGTAGCAACTTCTATAAATGACTTAGCTGTTTGATAAGCAGTCGTATAGAAGAAGTCGTTATTGTTTTCAAGATATTTGATGATTTGAGCTACTGTGCAATCTGCATAATTGCCAGCTAGTCTAACATCAGTAATCTTCTCTGTAGAAGTTGCGTTGTTATCCGAAACACGGACATGAGTGATTTGGTATGTTCCCATAGGGTACCAACTTTCTATTTAATATTTTGAATAAAAACAGCTAGCCGCGGTATTCCATTCTACTATATTATACTGCTACAAATTGTTTTAGTCAACATAACATACTATATATTGTGTTTAATTATGTAAAAAACAAGAAAGGAACACTAAATGTTGTGGTCGAAGATAAAAACTAAACTTGTTGATAAAAATATGACTGAGTATGAACTTGGAAAAGTTACAGGACTTGGTGCTCAACAAATTCATCAATTTAAAAAAAGAAATTCTGAAAATCCTCGTTGGCTAACAATGGTCAAAATAGCGGATGCACTAGACATCAGCTTAGATGAATTCAGAGAGAAAGGAAAATAAAATGTTCGGATTTAAAACAGAAGAAGAAAAAGCTAAGTTAGCTGATTATGACAGACTTTTAGCTGAAAATAAAGATTTGCTAGCTCATGATAAAGCGATGGAAGAAAATCGCAATGAGTGGATGGATTACGCTAAAGCCATTGAAGCTAAACTTGAATCAGCCGAAACAGAATTAATTATTCGTCGCAAAAATGATGAATTTCGTCAAAAATTAACAGTAGCAAAATAAAAAAGCCCTGCATGGCACGCAGAGCAAGTAGGAAATTCGCCAAAACTTCTACTTAAATTATACCACGAATGCCTAAAAATTTGAAACGGAGAACATTAAATGACGGAAGAAAAAGAACCGTATAAAGTTAAAAATGATAGTGAACTGAACTGGGTACTTGGTAAATATAAAGAACATCAAATCCAATGTGACGAGTATGAAATTCAAGCTGAAGAATCAAGAAAAGCTATCGAAGAAAAATATAATGCCGAATTGTATGAAATTGAACAGCGCCGTTTAAAACTTCAAGCTGAAGAACAGAAAGAAATGGATTATTTCAAAGGACTGGCTGAACAATATTATTTAACTCTTGAGACGAAAAGTCCTAAGAAAACAATCAATGGTAGTGTTCGATTTTCAAAAAAAGAAAATGCTTCTTATGACGATAATTTGCTTTCAGAGCTTAAAGAAAAAGGGTTCGGCAAATTCATTTCTGTTAAGACTAAAACGACTGAGAGCGTCAATAAAAAGGCGCTAAAAGCATTTGTAAAAGATGGCGGTCAGCTCGTGTCAGAAGATGGCGAAATCGTAGAGGGTTTCAAGTTTGATAAAACAGAAGAATTTACAGTTAAAGTTTGAGGTAAATCATGGCAGATTATGAAGAACAAATGCTTGCCTTACAAAAACCTTTACAACCTGACCGAGTAGTTTGGAGAGTTCAACAATCAGGATTTTCTAAACAAGGGAAACCTTGGGCTATGGTTCTTGCTTATATGGATAATCGGGCAGTTCAAGAACGTTTTGATGAAGTTTTTGGAATTGCCGGATGGAAGAACGAATTCAAAACAGCTCCAGATGGCGGGACGTTATGTGGTATATCCGTTAAGTTTGGAGACGAATGGGTAACCAAATGGGATGGCGCAGAAAATACTCAGGTTGAAGCAGTCAAGGGTGGATTATCTGGATCAATGAAGAGAGCAGCTGTCCAATGGGGAGTAGGTAGATATTTATATGACTTACCTACTAGTTTTGCTCAAACATCACTTGAAAAGACTGATGGTTGGAACAAAGTTTTTGATAAAAAAGCAGGAAAGAACTTTTGGTGGAATAATCCACAGCTTCCAAGTTGGGCTTTACCTCAGAATTCAAAGGTTCAAAATACAAAAGCTGATTTTACTGAAGAAGAGATACCAACTCCACCTAAATTATATGTTGTTGGTAAAGATAAAAAAGAATTTGATGAGAAAAAGCTTCAAGCTGTAGTTAACAAAATGGCTATTATTGCCGGAAAAGACTATGGGGCAAGTGTTGATGAACAAAATGATTGGCTAAAAATGCCACTTGATGAAGCATACAATGATATCGAAAAATTCGTAGATATAAAAAAGGAAGAACAAAATGATTAACAATGTCACTCTAGTAGGAAGAATCACTAAAGAACCTGAACTTAGATATACACCACAAAATAAAGCAGTTGCTTCATTTACTCTTGCAGTTAATCGTCAATTTAAAAATGCTAATGGAGAAAGAGAAGCTGACTTCATCAATTGTGTTATCTGGGGTAAATCAGCCGAAAACTTAGCCAATTGGACTCATAAAGGTCAATTAATTGGAGTTATTGGGAATATCCAAACTCGGAACTATGAGAACCAACAAGGGCAACGTGTTTATATTACGGAGGTTGTCGCAAGTAATTTCCAAGTACTAGAAAAAAGTAATCAAGCAAATGGTGAACGAGTTGGTAATCCAGCTTCAAAACCACAAAATAATGATTCTTTTGGAAGTGATCCAATGGAAATTTCAGATGATGACCTACCATTTTAATTAACAACCAGGTGCAGCGTGCGTAACAAATGCTTAAATTCGAGGGGATAGGCAATGCGCAACATCCCCCAGCCTTTAATTTGAAAAATAAAACTTGAAATAAATATAGAAGAAAGGAGATCGAATGGTTGAAATTAGTTGGATTAAATTGAGCGTTAATATTTTCGATGATGAAAAAATGAAGTTGATTGATGAGATGCCAGAAAATGATGCGATCTTTAGAATATGGGTTTACTTGCTTAGTTTGGCGGGAAAAACAAATGATTCTGGGCTTGTCTATTTAAGTAATCATATTCCATATACTGATGAAATGATTTCTGCTTTGTGTAATAGGCCTGTTTCTACTGTAAGATTGGCTCTTAAAACATTCAGAGACTTTGGGTTGATTGAGATATATGATAACAACATGATTGGTATCAGTAATTGGGAAAAGCACCAAAACATTGATGGAATGGAGAAAATCAGAAAATTAAATGCTGAACGTAATAAGAAGTATCGAGAACGGAAGAAGCTTTTAGAGAATAGTGACGTTAGCGTGACGTCACGTGATGCAACAGAAGAAGATAAGAATAAGAGTAAGAATAAGAAAAAGAATAATAATACTATGTCAGATAAATCTGACGATGTTATTCCATATTCTGAAATTATTTCTTACTTGAATGAAAAAACAGGGCGAAGTTTTAGAACTACTGAAGCTCACAAACGTTTTATCAAAGCGAGGTGGAATGAGGATTATAAACTAGATGACTTTAAGAAGGTCGTTGATAATAAAGTTGCTGACTGGACAGGTAAAACAATAAACGGTCAACCAGCAGAAAAATATTTACAGCCGTCAACTTTATTCGGAACGAAGTTTGATAATTACCTTAACCAGACACCAATGCGCCAAGAACAAGCACAGCCTTATGATGATCTTGGATTGCCATTTTAGGAGGAAGAAATGGAAAGTATCGGAGATGTTATTGGAAAATTTATTGATATGAATAAATTTAGGTCAATGGCAAATGATGTAACAAGCCATCCAGAAATTGAAAAATTCATTTCGGATAATAAGATGACTAGCGATGAAGTTTCAAAAAGTTATTCTAAATTCTACGAATATCTTAAAGAGAAAAATAAATTTGATAATAACGAAAAAACAGCATTGAGTGGACATGAACCTTTTTTGATTATGAACTGTGGTTATGCCGATGTTGTCTATCGTGAGACTGAAGAAGTGATTAAACGTAGGAAAAAAGCTGAGTTTGTCAAAAGGCTTAATCGCAATAGCATTGTGAGAGATATGACAATAAAAAAAGCAAGTTTTGAAAATTTTAATGCAGTAACTGACGAAGAAAAGAGAGCTTTGGCGTTCGCAAAAGAAGTATCTGAATATTATTATACTGGCGGTGAGGGAAATACTGTAGTAAGCGGGCCAGCAGGAACAGGGAAAAGTCACCTAGCCATGAGCATCTTAAAAGATTGTTTGCAGCATACTGATTTAACCGTTATTTTTGCAAGTTGGTCAGAGGTTCTTCACTTAATCAAAGATAGTTTTGATAATAAAGACAGCTTTTATTCAACTGAATACTTCATGGAAGTTTTTAGAAATACTGACTTATTAGTTATTGATGATATTGGAAGCGAGAAAATAACAGAATGGTCGATGTCTTTACTGACAGAAGTTTTGGATGCAAGGACTAAGACTATTATTACCACTAATCTAAAAAGTGATGAAATAAGAAAAAATATCATAACAGGACATATAGCCGTTTGTTCAGAGGTATTGGAAAAAAAGCATTCAATTTTGAAAATATTAAAGATAAGCGTGTTAGTCAATTGCCGTTCTAGGAGAAGCAATGAAAACAATAATCATTGAGCAGTGGGAAAACGAACATTACCCACTTGGAAAAATTAAAAAGCAGAAGCTGGCAGAGAAAACTGAGCATGAGATTATTTTTATCCTTAATCGTATGGCTCAGATGCCTGCAATTGCTAGATTTGGAGAAGCAAGTGAAGTTTGAATTTGAATTAGATAAAATGCCAACTACTCAGCAGCAAAAAGGCATTAAAAAAGTGAAAGGGAAACTTCAATTCTATGACCGTAGAGGGACAAAAAACTACAGCCTTAAAGCTCAACTCATGAAAAATAAACCGAAAGAGTGCTTTGAAAAAAACGTTCCTTTGAAGCTATCCGTTACTTTCTTCTACGCTATCAAGCAAAAAAAGCGTTGGTGGCAATGGAAAACAAGCAGACCTGACTTAGACAATCTTATGAAGAACTTACAAGATTATATGACTAAGTTGCGTTATTACAGTGACGACAGCCAGATTGTATGGCTTGAAGCTAAAAAGGTTAATGACGAGAAAAACAGAATAGAAATTGAAATTACAGAGGTGTAAGAATGATTAAAGAAATTATCGTAATTAAATCAGAGTATGAAAAGCTCAAAGCCGATAACGAAACCATGAAAAAGACACTGAAGAACATTTATAATCAACCTGAAGATGATGGAATTATCAGCATTGAGGAGTATCCATCACAAATTAGATACTATGCTAAAAAATCACTCGAAGCGATTGGAGAAAAAATTGATTAAAACAAATTTTGACACTTTGAAAAAGCTGTATGGATTGGCAAGAAATAACAATTTCAAAGCCACTAAAAAAGACTTATCTGTGAAAATTAGCGGTCGAACTAAGCACAATCACGAACTTTCTCAGCTTTACTTAGATATTTGCAATAAATATAACCATTCAAAGCAAATGAAATGGAAAGATTTATACAAAATACTTGAAGAATTGACCAAAGATAAACAAATAGAACTGTAATAGCTATAATTCATGAAAATTACGGTTACATTGAGCGCTTAAAACGTTTCATGGATAATTTATCACGAACAAGCTAAAAGCGCTTAGAAGATAAAATATGAGGTAGTAATATGTTCAGCAAAAATGAAATAAGGCGTGGAGATAAAATATGCTTCCGCGACACAAAATTCTTAAAAGTTATCGAAGTTACTGACAAATACATAACGGTTGAAAAAGACCAGTTCACTAAAAAATCAGTTAAGCGTGATGATTTTAGAATTGTAAAAATAAATGGAAGATACCATGCATGTGAACTCTTTGACAGAGTTGTGAAGTGAGGGATGAGATGAAGTGTAAAAAATGCGGTAACAAAATAGATTGTGATTGCATGGGATGCCATGAGTGCCATCCAGAATATACTTGTGAAACGTGTGGATTTTGCCATATTGACGGTTGGGAAGCTGGGGCATGCTGGAGTTTAGCCAATGACCCTGATTATGACCCATTCGATATTTAAAGGAGATAAGAAATGACAGTTGAAAGTTTATTAAAAGTGATTGAAGAAGGAATGACAGTTATTTTAAAAACTGAAAAAAATCGAATCATAGTCCAATTTGAATGTGGTAATGATATTGAAGCTTTCAGTTGCGGTTTCCTTTACAGAAAAATAAAAATTATCAAAATAAAAAATGGTAGCGAACTAATTGCTATCTTGGAGGATTCAAAATGAAATTCACTAAAGGAAGTTATATTGGCGAAGATATCGTAATAGAGCTATCTAAAGCTGAGAACTTGGAGTTACGAAGAGCTTTGAATCAATGTAAAAAAGAAGATGTAGCACAGATACAACTAAACAGAGGCAAGTGGTTTATGCCATTTGTCTTGGAGGACACGAAAAATGACTAAGTTTGAAGAGAAATTGGAAAAGTTGCCAATAAAAAATATTGAGCATCCTATTGGTGACACTAAATATTATGCGGCCGTTCATGTTAAAACATTGATAGCACAAGCTGACGAAGAATATCAGGAGCTATTTGATAAATATAGTAATCTCAATGATAGCTATGAAAAAGAAGTAATCAGAAGTTCTAAACTAGAATCGCAAATCATTGATTTAAAATCCCAACTCCAACAGCAAGCCCTGCCAGTCGTGCCTGAAGAGGTTGATAAAGCTATCAAATACTTGAAAACTCAGAATAATTTTGCCACACTTACTGATTTGAAGAATCTTGATATTTTGACAGAAAAAGGCTTTTGGTGGCTGAATGATTTCCAATTTAAAGATAGACGATTTGGTTTTGGAGGTCTAAATAATAAGTTATTTATCCTTTCTCATTTAGCTATTACAGGCTATCAAGTAGAAAAACCGCAGCTGTTCTATATTGACTTACCAAAAGTTTTTGGATTAAGCGATTCAACTAGCGATTCAACCTTCGTATCAAAAGCGGAAAGTGGAATAATCTTAGAATTTACAAAAGGGAAAGATTATGCATTAAAATTAACAGAACAAGAAATCAAGTCAATTGATGAGCGTTACTGGCAGTTTGCTGTGCCTGTGGAGGACGGAGAATGACAAGAGGATTTAAAAAACTAAACGAAAATGCGACTATTCCAGAACGAGCGACAGAACATAGCGCAGGATATGACATTTCAGCAAGTGAAACAGTTACGATTCAACCTGATGAAATTAAAATGGTAAGCACTGGGCTAGCTGTTCAACTTGGTGATGATGAAGTATTGAAATTATACGACCGTTCAAGTAATCCAGTTAAGCGTGGCATTGCATTGATTAATTCAGTAGGAATTATCGATTCAGATTACTATCCGCAAGAATTTAAAGGCTTATTTATGAACATCTCAAAAGAGCCTGTAACCATTTCTAAAGGTCAAAGAATAATGCAAGGGGTATTTGTCAAATACCTTACAACAGACGATGACAACGCAAATGGAAAGCGTACAGGCGGTTTTGGTAGCACTGGGGAGGTGTGAAAAATGATGAAGCAAACAACATGTTATAGCTGTGATAAACCAATCGAACCTGAATGGCTTCCAGAAGGAGAATTTATTGTATGTGATGAATGTTCTTCAGACACTGACGAAAAAACGGTTGAAAAACTCCAAGAACAGATTAACACTGCGAAAAAGTATATCGAGCATGTTATTGGAACGATTAAACGTGATGGGCATTTAGGAACTATTCAAACAGACTGGATTTTGCCTGATTTAGAAAAAGCACTCGCAGCGATTGGAGGGGATGATGACTGATTTAGTGAAAGTGGTGGAGGGGATAGATGACAATTACTGAACAACAATTCTATGACATGCTCAATGTTGATGAACACATGAATTTTACAAATAGAATCCAAGAGCTTGTTTTTGATAAAAAAGGACGTGAAGAATTTTATTCTAAAATCTTAAATATCCACCATGACATGGGCATTGATTTCTTTAGAGACTATTTTATGGCTCATTCAGCTGTTTCAGCAAAAGGGCAGCATCATACACCAGATGAACTTGGTAAGCTCACAGCGTTGCTTGTAGGTGGTTCTGGAGGTGCTGATTTAACTGGAGCAGGAACAGGAACTCTAATTATCCAAAAATGGCAAAATGATCGAATGAATGCAGACTTTTTTAACTATTTGCCGAGTAACTATTGGTACCAGGCATTAGAATTATCGGATGAAGCTATTTCATTCTTGATTCATGCCTTTGCAATCCGAGGGATGAATGGTGTAATCATTCATGGTGATGCATTGGAAATGGCCGTGAAGCAAGTTTATTTCATTCAAAACAGTGCTAATAATCCGATTGGTTTCTCAGAGATAAATGTTATCCCTCACAGCAAAGATGCAATGGAATTTTTAGGGATTCATGAATGGACGGAACAGGCAATTGAACATATTGAAAGTAAATTTCCTGACTGGATTCCACTCATAGAAGAAAAGAAAGGACAGATGAGTTTATTTGAATGAATTATTTCATGAATACTAAGGAGATTTGAATGACCGACAAACTAATATCTGGTCAATGACTGGTGGGGAGGGATTGAATGAATAATGAATTGCAAGAATTATTAATACAAATCATAAAAGCAGCAATGATTGCTATTCCAATTTGGGGACTTATTATCATGGCTTTTATCATATTCATTTTCAAAAATGATATTAAAAAATGGTGGAGGAATAGAAAATGAAACTTTTGTGTAAGCTGTTCGGGCATAAGTGGGAACCATTGCCATTTACAATGAGCGAAGACCGTTGCGTAAGATGCGGAGAAATACTCAAGCATAATGCTGGGTGCTTCATTTATGATTTCAACCGCTCAGACCTTGACGAGTCTGAGAACGTGAGAGGGGAGAAGAAATAAATGGATGAATTTGAATTAATTGAGTGTTTGGAATGCAAAAACGAATTTCTCATAAATTTGGATGAAGCGCCTTTAGGTTTCTATTGCCCATATTGTTCTACAGCTCACGAATGGGAGGAATGATGACAGAATACGCAAATCCGATAGTAAATGCTGCTGTCAAACTTGGTATGAATAAGAAAGAAGCTCTTTTAATGGCTGATAATACTGCAGAAATTGATTTTGAAGCCATTAGAAAACTTAATAAATCAGTTGAATATTTTCAAAGCGGACAGTTTCAAAAAGACTATGAAGCTGAGAAATGGCTTGATAAACATATGGATTGAGGTGGAGATGAAAAGATTTAGATTAGTAAGCAATTCGTTTATTGACCAAAATGGAGCACTTCGTTCAAAACAACAGTTTGTTGAAGCCGATAGTTTCGCTGATGTTATTGAATATATCGAAAGCAACGCAGGTTGGTACACTGGTATCAACGGAGCTTTCAAAGTCGCCTATATCGAGGAGGTTGTGGAATGAAAGATAAAGTTATCAAAGGGTTAATAAGAGTAACTTGTTTATCTATCTTTTACCTCATATTTGAACATATTTCTAGAAATTGGGGATTGGCTGAAACAAGACAATTTCTTTATATCTTAATTATGATTCTCTATTTATGGAAGGATAATTGAACGCAAAAAAAGCCCAAGCTGACCAAGCTTGAGCGAAATACTGAAGATTACTTCGATTTTTATTTTTAGTCATTAACATTATAGCACACATAACAATAATTCATACCAAAATAAAAATGCCCGAACTGACCAGATTCGAGCTTAATAGAACAATGTTTCATGGATAATTTTTATGGTCTAACAAATTATATCATACTGAGCTAGGAACTCGCTAAACTCAACTGGAGGAGAAAATGTTTAAAAAATCAGGAGAAATTATTGGTAATGCCTTTGTGTGGCTGCTATTTATAGCAATTTGCTTAATATTTTTAGGGTTATTACTTCGAATATTGCGCTTTATATGGTTTGGGTACTAAAAAACTCCACACTTGGTCAGTAGTATGGAGCAACTAATTATCAACTTAGTTTGTGTAATATTTTTGACCAATGTATATTATACACTATTAAACAAAAAAAGCCCACTGCAATGGGCTTCGGCAAGAAGTTTTCTAACTTAATTATACCACAAAAGGAGAATTTGATGAATGGCAGATAAGTTAGATAGAATTATTGGAGATTACGTTAATGGCAGACTTGAAGCCAGAATAAAATCAATTGAAAGCAGATATCTTTATAAGCAAAAAGTAGATAACTTAGGTATTCGTACAGCTTATTCTGGTGGTTCGGAACCTGAAAGTCATGTTTTAAATAAAGAAGCGCTTGAAAATGATGAGGAATACATCAAGCTCAAAGACCTGATGTACCAATTCAGCTTGTGGTACGAACCTTTAATTAAGGAGGAAAAAGAAATAATCAAGCTAAAACACTGTGGTTACGGTGGTTTTACATGGTACAGAGTAATGATGGAACTTGATAATGAAGGGATTGAGATTTCAGAAAAGAAAGCTAAGTTTATTTATTATCGCTTTAGAAAAGATATAAACCCTCATATTGGCTATTTCATTTGAAAGCATGGGTCAAATTGGGATAAAAATGAAACGAAAAAGGCACGAAATTGGAGTGTTGCTCCTTATTTTTGCTGATATACTTGTATTATGAAGTAAAAGGCAAAAGCAAAAAATATCATAAGTATCGGTTTGAATTTGCTTCATAAAATTATATTAGGTCTGGCTCCGGATGGAGCTAAGGGTAAGAATGGACGAAGTCGACTACCTCCATTGCCTAATAAGTGGCTGCATGGTCAAGGGGTTAAGACACTGCACTTTTAATGCAGAGGCGTGAGTTCGAATCTCACTCAGTCACATTATTATTTTATTACAGGTTGTCCAATGGGCAGCCTTTTATTGTTGGAAAGGAGATTAAATGCCAGTATTAGAAAATGCAAGACATGAAAAGTTCGTTCAATGCCTAATTTCTGGCATGAGTCAAAGACTTTCTTATCGTGAATCGTTCCCTAAAGCAAAAAGATGGAAAGACAATACAGTTGATAGTAGAGCAAGTGAATTAATAAAAGCCAGTGAGGTTTTGGGTAGGTATAAAGAACTTCAAGAAGAAGCTCAAGATGCTGCGATTATGACTCGTAAAGAGCGAATGGTCACTCTATCAGAGATAGCTAAAAACGCTGAAAAAGAAGCTGACATGATTAAGGCAATTGACACTCTTAATAAAATGGATGGCGATTATACAAGCAAAGTTGAGTTATCTGGTTCAGTCAAAACCAATCCTTTTGTAGACTTATCGACAGAAGAGCTTAGAAAGTTGGCGAGTCGTGATGGATAAAATAGCGCTAGGGGCAAAAATTGAGCTGTCTAAGCGCTTTTTCTTTGATTACTGTAATCTCATCATGCCAAGCTTTTATAAACGAGATAGAGCTTATCTGGTGACAATGTGTGAAGAGTTTCAGTCATTTCTAAATGATGATGAACACGATGTTTTAGTTTTGAATCTTCCGCCACGTCACGGGAAGTCGCTCACGCTCGGTAAATTTGTAGAGTGGGTGCTTGGTAATGACCACACGAAGAAAATCATGACTGGTTCATATAACGAAATTCTATCAACAGTTTTCTCTAAAAATGTTCGTAACACTATTCAACAAAATAAAGCGGATGTGGATAAGATTGTTTACTCCGATATTTTTGATTCCAAGATTAAAGACGGAGATGCTGCGAAAAACCTGTGGAGTTTGTCAGACGGTTATAACAACTATCTGGCGACTTCTCCAACAGGTACCGCAACAGGTTTTGGTGCTGATATTATTATCATTGATGATGTTATCAAGAATGCTGAGGAAGCCAACAATGCGACAGTCTTAGAGAAACACTGGGATTGGTTCGTAAATACCATGCTTTCACGTTTGGAGTCGGGCGGTAAAATCATAATCAATATGACTCGTTGGCATAGCGAAGATTTGGCTGGACGTGCTTTGCGTGAACTGCCTAAGAATGGCTATCGAGTAAAGCATATTAATTTCAAGGCTTTCAATGAACAAACGAATGAAATGCTTTGTGATGACGTTCTGACTCTTGAAGATTATAAGCGCAAGGTAAAAACAATGGGTGCTGATATTGCCAGCGCCAACTACCAACAAGAGCCGATTGATGTCAAAGGTCGATTATATAGTGAGTTCCAAACCTACAATGCTCGTTCAGAGTACAAAAAGATTTGGAACTATTGCGATACTGCAGACACCGGGAAAGACTATCTCTGTTCGATTGTGTGGGGTGAAACCTCAGACGGCTTTGCGGATGTACTGGATATCATTTACACTCAAAAACCGATGGAATACACAGAAAACGCAGTGGCCAATCAATTAATTAATAACAGAGTAAATGCATCAAGAATCGAGCGTAACAATGGCGGTCGGTCTTTTGCTCGTTCTGTCAGGGATAAGATTCAAGGCAAAGTGGCTTGTGCTGTAGAAGATTTCTTCCAAGGAAATAATAAAGAAGCCCGAATTTATTCCAATAGTTATTGGATAGAGCAGCACGTTCGATTTCCTAATGACTGGCGAACTCGTTTCCCCGAATACTATCAAGCAATGACGACTTATCAACGTGAAGGTAAAAATAAACACGATGATGCGCCCGATGCAACAACGGGTATTGCAGAAACAATGAGCGGTAAGCGAATAAAAGCCGGGTTAAAATCATTTAAAATATAAAGGAGATTTCTAATTGAAATACAAACCACCTAAATTAATGACATTTTCAAAAGATGAGCCAATCACAGTTGAAGTGGTTAACAAGTTCATGGAAAAACATAAATTAGAGGTTGCTCGGTATGAGTACTTGAAAAATATGTATCTTGGAATCATGGATATTGATGATGAACCAAAAAAAGATTCTTGGAAGCCTGACAATCGTTTAACTAATAACTTCGCAAAATATATCGTTGATACTTTCACAGGTTACTTTAATGGGATTCCAGTTAAAAAGTCACATTCAGATAAAGAAATACTTACTAAATTACAAGAATTTGATAATTTGAACGACATGGAAGATGAAGAGTCAGAGCTTGCAAAGATGGCTTGTATTTATGGACGAGCTTTTGAACTCTTGTATCAAGACGAGGACACTCAAACGAATGTTGTTTATAATGGTCCAGAAAATATGTTTATGGTCTATGATGATACAGTCAAACAAGAGCCTTTATTTGCCGTGAGATATGGTATTGACGAGGACAAAAAAATTCATGGAGAAGTTTATACTCTACTTGAAACTATTAAAATCAGCGGAGAAAATGATGAGATTAGTTTTGGAGAAAAGACTTACAACCCATATCCAGATTTACCAGTTGTAGAGTTCTATTTCAATGAAGAACGAATGAGTATCTTTGAATCTGTTATTTCATTAGTCAACGCTTTTAATAAAGCTATTAGTGAAAAAGCAAATGACGTTGATTATTTTAGCGATCAGTATATGGTTTTCATGGGAGCAGAAATAGACGAAGAAGATGTTAAAAATATCACAGATAATCGTCTAATTAATTATTATGATAAGAATCAGAATGATCAAAGTGGTTCTGCTTCAAAATTAGATGTTAAATTCTTAGAAAAGCCTGATAGTGATTCTCAAACAGAAAATCTATTGGACCGACTGACTAAATTAATCTTCCAAACAACAATGGTTGCGAATATCTCTGATGAATCTTTCGGGTCATCAAGTGGTGTCTCGTTAGCTTACAAGCTTCAAGCAATGAGTAACCTAGCTTTGTCATTTCAACGTAAGTTCCAATCTTCTTTGAATAGTCGATACAAACTATATTGTGAGTTAAGTACGAACGTTTCAAACAAAGATGCTTGGAAAGATATTGAGTACACCTTTACACGTAATGAGCCTAAAGATATTAAAGAGCAAGCCGAGACTGCTAATATTCTTATGGGAATTACAAGTCAAGAGACTGCTTTGAGTGTCATTTCTGTTATTCCAGATGTCCAAGCTGAAATGGAAAAAATCAAAAAGGAAGAAGTTTCTACAGCTATCTTTGACAAGGACAAGCAATCTAGTGAAAAGGGAACAGTAGTTCCTGAAACGAACGAGGAGGTAACCAATGCCCAAGATTAAAGTTGAAGCTGTAGTAAAGCAGCGCCTATTTTACAGATTCAGTATTATTAAAATAAGATTTATCTCTTTTTTCAATAAGCAACTTGCATCTAAGATGGCAGAGGAATTGATTAAAGATATTGAATCTAATTTCAAAAAATACTTTCTGTGTAAGGTCAAATCACCAAAGGAGTAACCTATGAGAACTCCCGACTATTGGATAAAACGTGAGCAAGCGTGGCAGGCGCAACAAATCAAAGATGATACCAAACGCATGAAACAAATCATGGATAAGCTATTTGAAGCTCAAGAGGTTATTCAAAAAGAAATCGATGCCAACTGGCAGAACTTTGCGAATGGTCAAGGAATTTCTATTAGTGAAGCCATGAAACGTGCGGATAAGATGGACGTCAAAGGATTTGAAAATAAAGCCAAAAAGTATGTTAAAGAAAAAGACTTTTCGCACCAAGCAAATCAAGTGTTGAAACTTTATAACTTGACTATGAGAGTGAATCGTTTAGAACTTCTGAAAGCAAATATTGGTCTGGAGCTTATTTCAGTATTTGATGACTTGGACAAGTATTTCTCAAATAATTTGACTGGTGCAGCTCTTACAGAATTTGAAAGACAAGCGGGAATTCTTGGTTTAAGCGTTCCAAAGAAAGGCTATAACAGTCTAGTTGAATCAGTTCTTAACGGAAGTTATAAGGTCGAAGGATTTGCCAGTTTTTCTGACAAGCTTTGGCAGTACCAATTTGAATTGAAAGCTGATATTGAAAAACTTCTCATCCGGTCAGTGACTGGCGGAATCAATCCAAAAGCATTGGCCCCACAACTTAAAAGGCTGATGACTGAACAAGGAAAGCTTAATGCGACTTACAACGCACAACGATTGCTTGTGTCAGAAACAACGAGAATTCAAACGGCTATTCAAGAAGAAAGCTATAAAAAAGCGGATATTGAAAGTTATGAATATATTGCTGAACCGTCAGCTTGTCCTATCTGTGGGGCATTGAATGGTAAAATATTCAAATTAAAAGATATGTCGCCTGGTATTAATGCACCAAACATGCATCCGTTTTGTAGATGTAGCACAGCACCGCATGTTGATGATAAAGGTTTCTGGGATGATCGGTTGAAGTAACAAGACAAGAAAAATAGTGGTGAAAATATTCCAGTTTCATTGAAAGGTCTGAACGATGATTATTTAAACGAGAAACGTGAAGAATCAAGGTTAAAAGCTGGGCGAGTTAATGCTAAAAAATATGATGCTCAAAGTGAGTCCTTTGCGAAGCTGACCAATGAATCTTCTATGAGAATGAGAATTTCAGGTATTGGATTTAGAAGAGCAGTAGAAAGCGGAAATTTTAAAAGTTCCCATGAATTTGGGGACGGCTTCGATAAAGGACGAATAAGGATTGAAAAAACTTTATTTAATTTGCCAGAAAATATTAAGAGAAGCGAAATGCCCAAATATGGCTATCTTTCAGATTCTGATGATTTATTTGAAAAGAAAGCAAGACATTCAGTTTTAGGTTATGGGGACATTACCATTGAGTTCGATGATAGTGTTCGAAAACGCACGACTTATACCGTTAACGATAGCTTATTTAACAGAAGAGGTTTGATAACATCTGCTACACCAGTAGGTACAAAGCCAACTTACAATGGTATCAAAGAGAAAGCTATTGGGGAAATTAACAGTATCTCAGAATTTTTAAATTCAAATAAAAAAACAAATCGTTATATTGAAGCTCAATATCATGGAGATTTAACTTTTAAAAATGACGTGAAGAGAATCATTGTACCAGATAAAAGTTATTTAGATAAATTTTCTAAAGAATTTGAACAGCTAAAAAATATGGGAATTGAAGTACTAGTTACTCCCAAATAATATGGAGGTATATTTTGAAAATACTATATTATTCCTATGATGGAGAATTTGAATCCCTTAACTTCATCTTCAAAAAAGAAAATAAATTCTATCATTATTATTTTGATGGTGATAAAAATGTAATTGAAGAAATTATAGATCCCGAAGAGGTTTTAAGATTCAATCCATATATGGATAAATATCATAAAGGAAGTCTTCCGATTGAGGTATTAAAAAAATTAGAAAAGGATAGATTTCAATGAATAAAAATGATAAAAAATTATTTGTTCTTGCAAATGAGCTATTGGGAGATGTAGCTAATCAAAAAATTACTGGTGTTTCTGTAGATAATACGAATTACGAAGATGGCTCAAAACATTTGTCTATTGTTATTGATTATGTAGAAACATCAGGGACTAATTTTAAAATAAAAACAGATAGTCTTAAAAATAGTAATTTGGGTGATGTTGCTGGGGATATTATAAAAGCAGGAAACCTGAATATTCAAAACTAAGCGTTTGTCACTGACAGGCGCTTTTCTTGTCCGTTTCCGAACGTTGTGGACACTAAATAAAACACGAGAAAATCAGACTCCCAAGTCTTTAAATGCGAGTAGGAGGAACCAGAAATGGAACAAACAGAACTTTTACCCCTTAATTTGCAACTGTTCGCAGAAGAAGCAGCTGATGAGACGTCTGAAGTTGGTTCAGAAACTGAAACAGAAATAAACGAAGAAGAGCAACAAGAACAATCAACTGACAATGACAAAATTGTCGAAAAGCTTCAAAAACGAATCGGAAAAGAGCAGGCTGAAAAAAATGAAACAAAAACACAGCTTGACCAAGCGCTGGCTCGTATTGAAGAACTTGAAAAAGGTGGCAAAAAGTCAGTTAAAGAAAAATCTGACGAAGAAAAAGCTGCCGAACTTCAAAAAGCTAAAGACGATGAAATCGCAAGCCTTAAAGCACAAATCAAAATTTCAAACATTACCAGTCAAGCTGACGAAGTATTGAAAGAAAGTGGAATTGCTTTAAGTGCTGCGGAGTTAGGATTATTAGTTGATGTTGATGAAGAAAAAACTTACAGCAATGTAAAAACTTTCCTCAATTTGCTTGATAATCAACGCTCACAGTGGGAAAAAGCACGAAACACAGGAACAACGCCTAAACGTGTTCCGGGTAATGTAATATCAGTCGATAAAGATAAATTTGATTCGATGACTTATGCTGAAAAAGCTGAATTAGCAAAATCAAATCCAGATGAATTTAAAAAATTAACAGGAGGCTATTAAAATGTCAAAACAAAAAACAACACTTGCAGACTTAGTAAATCCAGAGGTGCTTGCACCAATTGTTTCATACGAATTGAATAAAGCACTTCGGTTTGCACCTCTTGCACAAGTTGACACAACACTTCAAGGACAACCAGGTAATACTTTGAAATTCCCAGCTTTTACTTATATTGGCGATGCTGCTGATGTTGCAGAAGGCGGAGAAATTTCGTTAGATAAAATCGGAACTACTACTAAGTCAGTAACAATTAAAAAAGCTGCAAAAGGTACAGAAATCACGGATGAAGCCGCATTATCTGGTTATGGTGATCCAATTGGAGAATCTAATAAACAACTTGGGCTATCTCTTGCAAATAAAGTCGATGACGACTTATTGAGCGCAGCTAAGACTACCTCTCAAACTGTTTCTACTAAAGCAAACGTTGACGGGGTTCAAGCTGCATTGGATATCTTTAATGATGAGGATGCACAAGCCTATGTTCTTATCGTCAATCCTAAAGATGCGGCAAAAATTCGTAAAGATGCAAACGCACAAAAAATTGGTTCAGAAGTAGGAGCAAATACTATTATCAACGGAACTTACGCTGATGTTTTAGGCGCTCAAATTGTACGATCTAAAAAACTAGCTGAGGGTTCAGCTCTAATGTTCAAGATTGTTTCAAATAGCCCAGCTTTGAAATTAGTTTTAAAACGTGGAGTTCAGGTAGAAACTGACCGTGATATTGTTACTAAAACAACTGTAATTACTGCAGATGAACATTACGCAGCATATCTCTATGATTTAACAAAAGTTGTTAATATCACATTTACGTCTGGTGTATAATGGGACGGCTACTAAGTCGCCACTTGCATAAATATGAAAACATAAATGCGACCAAGCAAGTGAAAAATGATGAACTAACGACGCTTACCGTTAATCAGCTAAAAGAGCTTCTTGAAACTAAAGGGATAGAATATACAAAAAACGATAAGAAAGAAGATTTGATTTCAAAATTAGGAGTTGCTTATGGCTATCACTGATGATTTAAAAAAGCTTTTAGGCGGTTCATCGGATGAGCGCTTGGAAGTAATCGAAAAACGCACTCGTGAACGTCTATTGCTTATTCTTGGTTCTGACATTGAAGAAGTACCGCCAGAACTAGAATATGTTGTTTTGGACGTTTCCTTGAAGCGTTTTAATCGTATCGGTCAAGAAGGCATGCAGTCCTACTCACAAGAAGGATTAAGCATGACTTTTTCAGAATCTGATTTTGATGAGTATGCCGATGAAATTGAATCATGGCGAAAATCAAAAGAAACTGAGGGCGATAAGAAGATTGGGAGGTTCAGATTGTATTGAGATATTTAGATGAAGTTACTTTTATCAAAGAATCGCCCGACTCACATTATGACCCCGATTTGGGCGAATGGGTTGAAAAAGAACCAACTCGAGCAGTATTTAGTGCAAACATCACTGATATTGGAACTGACAGAAGTATAAAAGTTTTCGGGGATATTAAACAAGGGGCAAAAGTCATGCGAATGATGCCCCTTTTTACTATGCCAGAATATGATTACATTGAGTTTGATAATAAAAAGTGGGCTTTAATGACTTACCGCAATCCAAGTGAGCGAAACACTTTTATTTTGCAGGAGGTAAGTCAATGAAATCTAGCTTATCCATAAAAGGGATTGACCAGCTTGTAAAGCATTTGGATAAAGCCGCTTCTTTAAAGGATGTTCAACAAGTTGTAAAGTCTAACACGTCAAATATGACAGCGAATATGCAGAAACTTGTTCCAGTTGACACCGGATATATGAAGCGATCCATAAAAATGGAGTTGACAGAAGGTGGATTCAGCGGACAAGCTGGGCCACACACAGATTATTCCGCATACGTTGAATATGGAACTCGTTTTCAATCTGCTCAACCTTTTGTAAAACCAGCTTATAATGTGCAAAAAGGCGTATTCATTAAAGATTTAGAAAGGTTACTCAAATGATTAAAACTCGAGACCAATCTATTTTTGACGAATTGTTCAAACGAATACAAGCTTTGGGGTATACCGTTTATGATTATAAGCAAATGAATGAAGTGGGCTATCCATTTGTTGAAATGGAAAGTATTCAGATAATTCATGAACCAAATAAAACAGATATCAAAGGCACAGTAAGTCTTTCATTGTCTGTTTGGAATAAAGCCGAAAAAGCAGGTCGTGTACTAGCTTCAAAAATGGCAAGTAATATATTTAATCAAGCATTGAATATAAGTGCCACAGAGGGCTATTCTTGGGCTTTGAATTCACAGGCAAGTACCATTCAAATGATAGACGATACAACAACAGGTACACCGCTTAAAAGAGCGTTGATTAACTTAGAATTTAGACTAAGATAGGAGATTTAATATGGCAGAATTAACAGCTAAACAAGGGAAAGATATTATCTTGCTCTATCGTGTGCTTAGTAAAGCATCAAAAGAAGCCGCTTGGAAACTTGCATTCCAAACAGAACACTCGAATGAAAAAACTCGATATTACAACACTACAGCTACCAAAGATGGGATAATAGGTTCTCTTGCAGCAATTGAATACAGTTTATCTGCCACATCTATTGCAGCAAATGGTGACCCACATCTTGACGAAATGGACAAAGCGTTTGATGATGGAGAAATTATTGAAGTGTGGGAAATTGATAAAGCTGAAAAAGGATCTGACGGAAAGTACAAAGCTAAATATCTTCGTGCTTATCTTACAAGTTTCTCTTATGAACCTAACTCAGAAGATGCGCTTGAATTGAGTTTAGAATTTGGAGTGTTTGGCAAACCTCAAAAGGGCCAAGCCACACTAACTGAAGAACAAGCTAATGTTGTTCAGTATGTATTCAAAGATACTGTTGCGGGATAAAGCTGAAAATATTACTGGCTCTGCCTGGAGTACAGTTGTAGAAGTGACAATTTAAATACTATAAACAAAAGGCTAGAGATTCGCTCTAGTCTTTATTTTTTAAGGAGAAATCAAAATGGAATTAACAATTAATGGTAAACAAGTTCATTTTAAATTCGGAGTAAAGTTTGTACGTGAACTAGATAAAAATTTAGTAATTGAACAGAATGGCGTATCTTTTGGTCTGGCACTTGCTGTTAAAATCATCCCTGAACTAGAAATGGCTAACATTGCAACTTTGTCGAATGTTTTATTTTTAGGAAATCGAACAGAAACGCCTAAACTTTCTCAAGGGGATATTGATGATTTTATTGATGAATGCGAAGATATTGAAAAATTATTTGATGATGTTTTGAAAGAAATTACTGAAAGCAATACGGGAAAGTTAATCAAAGCAAAAATGACCAAATAGCCGAAAAGTTTGAAAGTTCGGAGGACACTTATGAGTCAATGATGATTAGATTCTTACGGTGTTTCGGCATCCAAGACTTATCTGTATTTGAACGCATGACAATTCGAGAATATTCAATCCGTTCAATCGCCTTTCAGTTGAGAACTTTGGACGAAGAAGAATTCATTTATGAACAAGCATGGGCCAATTGGCAAGTTCAAGCAACTAAACAACAAGGTAAAAAGCCAGTTTATCCAACATTTAAAAAATTCTTTGACAAGAGAAAACTAGAAAATGAAATTTTAGGAATCGAAAGCCCAGAGAATAAGTTTAAAAAGGATAACAAATTAATTGACCTCATGAAAAAAGCAAATAATTAGGAAGGAGGAAAATATGGAATCTTTCAGTGTACAAGCCTATTTGAAGGCTACAGATAATAATTTTGTTAGTACATTTAAAGACGCTGCTAAGCAAGTTCAAAACTTCCAAAAAAATACTAATAGCACGATGTCTGCTGTAGGTCAAGTTTCTACATCAGCAGGTAAAACGTTGACTAAAGCAGTTACACTCCCCATTGTGGGGATTGGGGTTGCTGCCGCAAAAATTGGTGGAGACTTTGAATCTCAAATGAGCCGTGTTAAAGCTATTTCTGGTGCAACAGGGTCAAGTTTCGATGAACTTAGACAGCAAGCAATTGACTTAGGAGCAAAAACTGCATTTAGTGCGAAAGAGTCAGCGGCAGGCATGGAAAATTTAGCATCAGCCGGATTTGATTCAAAAGAAATCATGAAAGCTATGCCAGGGCTTCTTGACTTAGCTGCAGTTTCTGGTGGTGATGTTGCGTTGGCATCTGAAAATGCTGCCACAGCATTAAGAGGATTTAATATTGATGCTGGCCAATCTGGGCATGTAGCCGATGTTTTTGCAAGAGCTGCCGCAGACACAAATGCTGAAGTTGGCGATATGGGTGAAGCGATGAAATATATCGCTCCTGTTGCAAGTTCTATGGGAATGTCTCTTGAAGAAACTGCAGCTGCAATCGGTATAATGTCAGATGCAGGTATTAAAGGTTCTCAGGCTGGTACTTCACTTCGAGGAGCGCTTTCTAGGTTAGCAAAACCGACTGATGAAATGCAAGCAAAAATGGATGAACTTGGTCTATCATTTTATGATTCAGAAGGTAAAATGAAACCTTTGAAAGACCAAATTGGCATGTTAAAAGATGCCTTTAAAGGTTTAACGCCCGAGCAACAACAAAATGCTTTAGTCACACTATACGGACAAGAATCATTATCTGGAATGATGGCATTAATTGATAAAGGGCCAGATAAGCTAGGGAAACTAACTGAGTCTCTTAAAAATTCAGACGGTGCAGCTGACAAAATGGCTAAAACTATGCAGGATAATATGAACTCATCATTAGAACAAATGATGGGAGCGCTTGAGTCAGCTGCAATAGTTGTTCAAAAGGTTTTAGCTCCAGCAGTTAGGAAAGTTGCTGATGCTGTTTCAGGTTTAGTTGATAAATTTGTTTCTGCTCCTGAGCCTGTACAAAAAATGATAGTTACAATTGGGCTGATAGTAGCTGCAATTGGACCTTTATTGGTAATATTTGGGCAAGCTGTTCTTGTTCTACAAAGAGTAAAAGTCGGCTTTCTAGCCTTGCGTTCTGGACTTGCTCTAATTGGTAGTGGTTTTACTGCTATTTCTTTACCTGTTTTGGGAATAATCGCTGCCATAGCGGCTGTTATAGCTATAGGAATTTTAGTTTATAAAAATTGGGATAAAATTTCTAAATTCGGGAAAGAAGTATGGGGAAATGTGAAGAAATTTGCGTCCGATGCAGCAGAAGCAATCAAAGAAAAATGGGGAGACATTACCAAATGGTTCTCTGATACTTGGAATAATCTGAAAAATGGAGCCAAAGGACTTTGGGATGGAACAATCCAAGGTGCAAAAGATGCCGTTGATAGTGTTAAAAATGCTTGGAATGGCATCAAGGAGTGGTTCGCTAATCTTTGGAAAGGTACAACAAGCGGCTTAGCTAGTGCTTGGGACAGTGTAACAACTACCCTTGCACCATTTGTTGAGACAATCAAAACAATCTTTCAACCAATTCTTGATTTCTTTAGCGGATTATGGGGGCAAGTCCAAACTATCTTTGGTTCAGCTTGGGAGATTATTAAGACGGTTGTTATGGGGCCTGTTTTACTACTCATTGATTTAATCACTGGGGACTTTAACCAATTCAAAGAAGATTTTGCGATGCTCTGGCAAACACTAGCAACAGCGATTCAAACAATAGTCCAAACTTTTGTGAATATCGTAGTTGGATTTTACAAGTCATTTTTCCAAACTGTAGTTAATATATGGAATGCTATTGTAGATGGTGTCAAAAGTCTTTGGGGAGCTTTCACGACATGGGTCGTTAATATGGCCAAGTCTATTGTTGACGGAATTGTTAATGGTTGGAATTCATTTAAGCAAGGTACCGTTGATTTATGGAACGCTACTATTCAATGGGTTAAGGATACATGGGCATCGTTTAAACAGTGGGTCGTTGATTCTGCCAATGCTATTGTGAATGGAGTCAAACAAGGTTGGGAAAACCTCAAACAAGGCACAATTGACTTGTGGAACGGAATGATTAACGGACTCAAAGGAATTTGGGATGGTTTGAAACAAAGTGTTGGTGATTTGATTGATAATGTAAAAACGACATTTAACAATCTAAAAAATATAAATTTGCTAGATATTGGTAAAGCCATCATTGATGGACTTGTAAAAGGTCTGAAGAAAAAGTGGGAAGATGGGATGAAATTTATAAGTGGAATTGGAGATTGGATTCGGAAGCATAAAGGGCCAATCCGTGTCGATAGAAAACTTTTAACTCCCGCTGGTAATGCCATTATGACTGGTTTAAATTCTGGTTTAACTGGAGGCTTCCGTAACGTTCAATCTAACGTTTCAGGAATGGGGGATATGATTGCTAATGCAATTAATTCTGACTATTCTGTGGATATTGGGGCGAACGTTGCGGCAGCTAATCGCTCAATCAGCAGTCAAGTTTCTCATGATGTGAATCTTAACCAAGGCAAACAGCCGGCTTCATTCACTGTGAAGCTTGGGAATCAAATCTTTAAAGCCTTTGTGGATGACATTTCTAATGCACAGGGTCAAGCAATTAACTTAAATATGGGATTTTAGGAGGTAGAAATGTACAAGTTTAGAGATACGACAAAACAGAAGCATTATCGCAACCTTCCTTTTATTCCAACCAGTGCCATGAGTTATGATGGGACTTGGTTAGAAGAACTCATAGAAGGTTATCAAACATTGGCAGTTGAGGGACGAGAGATGTATTCTCTCAGCTTTGAATCACAAGAAATGCAAGTGGGAGGAGTAATCACCAATGTGAAATATCCTCCTCGGGAGCTGACGATAAAATATAAGCTTGAGGATAGGGACCCTCGAGTATTACAAGAAAAGTTCGATACTTTAAAAGCATTCTTGATTCGTCAAGAAGATGTTCCCATTATTTTTAATGATGATCTGGAATATACTTTTTATGGCCGTTTCCAAACTGCTGATACTGTAGCGGGAGATACTAATTCAATTATTTCAAGTTTTACTGTACTTTGTAGTGATCCATTTAAACACGGAAAAATTCAAATTGTAAAAAATAAAGTCATTGAAGTTTTGCCCTATCCAGTTAAACCAGATAGGTTGTCATTTAAATTACTGACAGGGGGATTACTTGCGACTGATGGAAATTATCGCTTGAAATCATCACAGGCTAAAAAAGGCGACCTATTGGAATTTGATTTTCAATCTGGCAATACTTTTATTAATGGAAAAGTAAATAACAACCTCTTAGACCTTGATTCTGATTTTAAAAATATCAGATTGACAACTGGAACAGATTTTTCAAGTTCAAACTATGAGTTAACGATTCAATATAGAAAGGCGGTACTTTAGTGAGTAATATCTTATTTTTAGATAAGATGCAACAAGTCATCAAAAGTTATGATTCCGATGAATTCATAGAATGTGTTCAGACAAAAGAAATCACAACTAACGCTTCTGAATTAATGAATGACACACTTTCAGTTTCTTTACCTTTTGATGAAACAATTAAAGATGCCAGCTATATTGCAGTCAATGATACGAAAGAACAAGAGTTTTCTTTATATCGAATTTTAACCGCAAAAGATGAAGATAATTTACTTTCATTTGAAGCGATAAATTTCGCCGTCGATGAACTGGATAATTTTATCATTAAAGATATAAGACCTAAAAATAGGTCTTTTTCTTATGTGATTAATCAGCTTTTATCTGATTCAGGTTGTGACTGGGTATTAGGTGTCTGTGAACCAATTAAAACAGTTTCCAGTACTTTCTACTATACTTCCATGCGTGAAGCTATAAAAGCTCTACAAGAGTTAGGTGCAGAGTTTACCTTTTCTATTGAAATTACAGGAAATAAGATTGCTAAAAAAATCATTCACTGCTATAACCAAATTGGGAAAATAACCAATAAACGCTTTGAATATGGTGAGGAAGTTCTGAAAATCGTTCACCAACAAGACCGCACAAATATTGTCACTGCACTAATTGGGCGTGGAAAAGGTGAAGAAGTTGGGGACGGATATGGACGAAGACTTGAGTTTTCAGATGTCGAGTGGAGAAAGTCAAATGGTAAACCACTTGATAAGCCTAAAGGTCAAAATTGGATTGAATATTCAGAAATGACGAAAGAATATGGCATTCCATCAAACGGAAAAATGTTACCACGTAAAACGGTTGTTGTCTTTGATGATGTGGAAGATGCAAGCGAACTTTTACAAAAGACTTATGACCAACTGGCTTACTACTGCCGGCCACTTGTTCAGTTTAGTACTGAGATATTAGGCAGTGATTCAATTGGAAATACTGTTTCAATCCATAGAGGAGACCGAAATTATCACTATCAGACAAGAGTCTTTAAAGTAGTTACTGACCATGTTAATGGGCGAGTGCAAGCTAGTCTAGGCGATAATTTAAGTGGAAACTCAATTAATCGCCAGTTGTCACAAGTTCAAAGCAATATCTCTGACCTTGATAATAATAAAATGACATTTTATGACTCCACAGAAATTGGAAAGTATCAAGACGATATTATGCGAGGTGCTGGTGCGAACGGTGGCTCGATTTACATGGTCAACGGAATTGAAGCTGGTGTATCACAATCAAGAGAGACCTATGAGCAAGTCTTTATGGATGGCCCAAGGATTCAAGATTCACAGTATTTCATGATTCAAAATAATGCTGGAATATCTTTCAAGCAATGTAAAAAAGGTCAATGGACGACAATTCAAGATGTTCATAATGGCAAAAGTAATACTGCATGGACACTTGATGGGACTTTCAATGCTAACTTTATTAATGCCGGAGTTTTGCAAGGGGTCAGGATTCGTTCAGTTCATCATGACTTCATTATTGAACTTGACCAAGGGAAAATTCGTTTTATTAAAAGAAATGGGTCGTCCGAAAATGAGATGTTTGCTTTTGCGCCAACTTATGCAGGCGGACAACTCCAAGGGATTAATGCAATTCAAAATCAAGGATATTCATTTGCCTTGTCATCAAAGGGAAACAACGGAGCGCTTTTAAATGTTTTAGAAATTCCAAAAGACAGTACGGCTGAAAATCGAAAATTAAATCTTTACGGAGAAGTAAAAGTTGATGGTAACTTTTATGTTAATGGAGTAAAAATCGATACCAACGGTGGAGGAAACTCTGGTGGCGGCGGTGGTTGGAATGGCCAATATCCACCAGAAGTCACAAGCGATCGTGATAAACGGTACTGGCAAATCTGGGCAATGGCAATTGGGGCTGGTTTCTCTAAACAAGCGGCGGCCGCATTACTCGGAAATGCACAGGGTGAATCTGATGCCAATCCAACGGCTGATGAGGGCGGCGGACGTCCTGGATTCGGTTATGGGGTTTGGCAATGGACGGATAGTTCAGGCGCTAGCTCTGGACGTGTTTATATGATTAACCTCATGACACGAGCAGGAGTGACTGACAATCCTGACACAATCACAGCCCAATTCAAACTCTTGATGTGGCATGCACAAAACGGCCAATGGATTGCGAAAAGTTCTTATCCTTATTCTTGGACTCAATTCATGACATTGACCAATATCAATACTGCAACGCAAGCTTTTGTAGCTAACTTTGAACGTCCTTTAAACGGACACCCTGAACGTAGCACTTGGGCACAAGAGTGGTATAACAAATTTGTTAATCTTAAAATCCCAAGCGGTGGCGGAGGTTATATCGCTCCAATTTCAAGTCCTATTACCGTAACAAGTGAAATGGGTTGGAGAACGAGTCCAATCACCGGAGCGCAAGAATTTCACAATGCTATGGACTTGGTTAATGGCAATCCAACAACTCCAATCTTAGCTTCTGGCGATGGTCAAGTGGTCCAAGCGGGAAGTAATTATTATGACTGGTATGGAAATTACACGGTCATCAAGCATGCGGATGGACTTTATACAGGGTACGCACATCAAAGCAGAATCGATGTTTCTGTGGGTCAAAATGTTAAAAAGGGCCAACAAATTGGACTTATGGGAGCGACTGGTCCGGTCACTGGACCACATTTGCACTTCCAATTTATGGACCAATATTGGCCATCATCAAGCGCTCACTTTAAGAATCCAAGAGATTATATCAAATTTTAGAAAAAAGGAGAATAAATATGAGTGATTACTCAGTTACTTTGAGTACTACAGAGCCTAATAACTATGTAGGACTCATTAAGTTACGACAGGGAGATGTCGCTTCACAATCAATCCAAGCAACAATCACAGCAAACGGTCAACTCTTTAATTTTGACCATTTGGCTGTATTTTTTAATGCAGTCTTGCCTAACGGTTACGTTGTTCGAGACAAAGTGACCAACGTAGATTATGCCAATTCTAAACTTAATTACGTTGTTGCGGATAGCTTTTTGCAAGAGGTTGCTCAAGTCACTGCTTGGTTTTCATTTGAAAATGATGAAAAAATAATTGATAGCACGAAGAATTTTCAATACTCGGTTATTGGCGGATGGAAGGAATGTATTCCGCAAGGTAATTACATTTATGAACTTTCGGAAATACAACGAGAAATTGAAGAAATTATTAGTAATAAAGATTTTACTTCTATATTTTCTAAAATTTCGTCAATCGAAAAAAAATATGATGAACAGTTGGCAGAAAAGGCCAACCAAACAGCCTTGAACGTTGAAAAAGCAAGGATTGACAGCTTTACTACTCTTGCCGTTGGAAGCACAACGGGCGATGCTGAACTGATTGACGGGCGAACTGGAGCGGACGGTATCACTTACGCTAATATTGGCGGGGCGGTTAGAGGACAGGTTAGTGGGCTAAAAAGCGATGTTGATGCTAATTTTACTTTTGTTACTCAGCTTTTAAAAGCGAGTGCTAGAGTAAACGGTAAATATTATTATCGTGACACGCATATCAAAGGCGACAACGCTGATTTTGCTGTTTATCCGGAAATCCCCATTTACAGCGGAAAAACATATAACCTTGTAGATGCTGTCGGCATTTTTACAACGGTTTCGTATGATGGTGGAGCGACAGCAACCTCGTTGATGCTGGGAACAAGCACACGAGTTAGTGATTTGAGCTTTACCGCAACTGGCGATGGCTTGCTGTACGTGACTACGACGACAGGTACAAACGCAATGGTGTTTGATGCTGATTATACGCAAGCGGCTTACGCTTACGTTGAGGGTAAAACAAATTGGCAATTAAAAAATGATAGTGTTGGTAATCAAATCACCGAAGAAAATTGTACTTTTTTTAAGCATTTGGAGCAGTATCTTTTAAAGGCAAATAAAACGACAGGTAAATATTACACCGCCTATTCCGGTTTACTTGAAACACCCACAAAAGCAGAAACTAGTATCTTTTCGGGTGTAAATTTAATCGCGGGCGAAACCTATACATTTATCAACGTATACGGCTACTTTACACAGATATTTGACAAGTCCGGTGTATTTATCGACAAACTAACTACTTCTACGGATGTGTCAGTTACGGTGACGTACACACCCAGCGTTAATTGTGTCGTTTATGTGAGTGCTGTTAACACCGAAGTGCCAATGCTTGTTAACAGCTCAAACATTTTACCGCAAACATACATTGAGGGTATTTATAAAAATGTTTTGGACATCGTGGATACAACGTTGACGCAAGCGGGGATGGCAGCAGACGCTAAAACAGTAGGCGACAAATTTCCGACAACGCTCACCGTCAAAAAAGACGGTACAGGTGACTATACAACTGTTGTAGCAGCGGTCACACAAGCAAACGTGCTTAGCGATGCCGGAAAAACAGTCAACATCAACATTTACGAGGGTGACTATGACCTATTGGCTGAGTTGGGCGGTTCAACATTTTTATCCGCCATTGATCGGTCTGGTGTATTTGCTGAAAGACAAGGACTGCGCTTAAAGAAAAATGTCAATCTGTTTGGTGTTGGCTATGTTATTTTGCGCTATGAATTACCAGATACAGCAACATATGTACAAAGTCAATGTACCTCAGCTCTAAACCTGTATCAGACAAACAGTATAGAAAACATCGAGTTTATCGCAAAGAACTGCCGTTATGCGCTACATGACGAAACAAACGGTGGGAATCCTTATCTGACCCGCTATATTAAAAATTGCCGTTTTACCCATCTGGGAAATGTGCCAGGCTTGTGGGAATACCCAACCGTTTTAGGTGGAGGCGCTGGCGGTGGCAGTGATTACACCTTTATCAACAGCCAATTTATTACGACAACCTATGGTCAAGCGTGGAGCTACCATACTAACCACAATCAAGTACCATCACACTTTAATGTGGACGGTTGTGTAGGTATCGTAAAAGCTAGTGGAGGTAATAGTTTTAACTGCACCTACCATGGTAAAGGGCATTTGGGCAAAACGATTTTTAACATAAAAAATTGTAGCGGTAACGGTATTGTGAGAAAAGCAGCAGAATCAGATGGATCAGAAGACCATATCGAAGTTTATACAAATGGATATGTTACTCTGGCTTAGACACCTACTGTGCGGTAAATGAAAGTGAGACAGTCATTGCCTTTGTTTCCAGCATTCTTGGCATGTGGTCAACTTTATCCGCTAAAATGAAGAAACAGGAAAACCGCAATACGGTGATTGAAAAAGACATTGAAAATTTAAAAGAATTTAAAGAGAGCGCCAATCATCGCTTAGATAGCCACGATGAGCAAAATAAGGCTATTTTGGTTTTGGCTGAGCAAGTCAAAAAATGCGTGAAACGGTGTAATAGAAAGGATTTAGATGGAAAAAGATGAGGACAACAGCATTTGGCAAAATGGAAGTGTATTAACAAGCGATACATTGATGACTCCAATTCAATCATGGATTACAACAGACGCGTTTCCGTCTTAATATAGAAAGCAGGGGTTATGGAATTAGAACAACTTGTGGAGCAACACGAGGACAAACTCAAGCAGCACGATAAAGAATTATCTCGACTTAATGATATGTCGGTTGAAATGCAAAAGCAAATGAATGACGGTCTGACTCGTGTGGATGAATCCAATCGCTTTTTAAGAGAACAGAATACTCGACAATCTGAACAGAATGCTCAAATACTACAAGCAGTTATCAAAGGTAATGAAAGCTCAGACGAACATCAGTTTCAGTTGAAATTACTTGATAAAACAAACTTTTGGAAGTTGACGATTGGAATCGGCGGTTCTGCAGCAGCAATTTTTGCAGCATTAACTGAAATAATCAAAGTAATTTTTAAATAAAGGAGAAAGAACATGAAAACAATCGACAAAGGAACACTTACACGTACAATCTTACTTTGGTTGGCAATTTTAAACCAAATTCTAACAGCATTGGGTATTAATCCATTGCCTCTTGATGATAATACTGTCAGCACAGTTATCACAACAGTTTTTGCACTTTGGGCTTGGTGGAAGAATAACGACTTCACTCATGCAGCTAAAAAAGGAACTGAACTTACTAAAAGTTTGAAAAATGGTGATAGCGTTCAAGTGGTTAAAGTTTCTGACGCTGACCATGAATTCACAGAAGGAGGCGAATAA